AGGGGAAGACCGTCGTTCTCTATGGCGAACAGGGTCTGGGGGATGAGATCTCATTCGCCTCGATGATTCCAGACGCAGCCAGGGATTGCAAAAAGATCATCTTCAGCTGCGACAAGAAGCTCAAAGGACTCTTCACAAGGTCTTTCCCCACGGTGCGGGTTTACGGAACACGCAGAGCCAAACCGGAGGACAACGTCCGGTGGGACCAGGATGATTGGCAGTTCGACGCCTCCTGTGCGCTCGGGGAGTTGGGAGGTCTCTATAGAAGGTCGGACGAGGACTTCACTGGAGAGCCATATCTAGTACCAGATCCGGATCGCAGGTTGATGTGGCGGGCGCTATTTGATCAGAAAAAGAAGCCGGTTATCGGGGTGGCGTGGACTGGTGGGATGTCCCATACGGGGAAGCAGTTCCGGACGATGGATCTGGAGCAACTGTCGAGCGTCATGGGATCTATCGATGCTCATTGGATCAGCCTCCAGTACAAGGACGCCTCCAAGGAAATCGAGGCGTTCAGGAACAGACATCCGAATATCGACCTTGTCCAGTATTCCTTCGCCACCCTGACTGATGACTATGACGACACCGCGGCGCTGGTTGCGGAATGTGATCTGGTCATCTCGGTACAGACAGCTGTCGTTCACCTGTGCGGGGCGATCGGGAAAGAGTGCTGGGTCTTGCTCCCGAAAACCTCTCAATGGCGATACGGCGAGAGTGGAGAAGGAACCATCTGGTACAAGGCGATCCGCCTTTTCAGGCAGAGGAGCCTGAAGGACTGGCACGGACCTCTAGGTGAGGTGACTGGGAACCTGAGGCGGAAATTCTCGATGAAGGCCGCGGCGTGATTTCCGAGGCTTACAAGAAAGAGCAGGAGCGTCTTCACATGGACCCGGACTATGGCCGGGCCTCGGAGACTTACGCCCCCATCGTATCGAACATCATCAATAAACTTGGCGTCAAAGAGCTACTGGACTACGGAGCAGGAAAGGCGCGGCTGATGCAGAAGCTCAATGTCGATCACGACATGAAGCTTCAGTGCTACGACCCCGCCATTCCAAGGTTCGCCGGTTCTCCTGTCCCCATGCAGATGGTGGCTTGTATCGACGTGCTCGAACACATCGAACCGGAGTATCTGGACCGCGTACTTGATGACCTTGTCCGGGTTACGGAAAACATCGGCTTCTTCACTGTCGCCACAGAGCCAGCGGAGAAAACGCTATCTGATGGGAGGAACGCCCATCTCATCGTCCAGCCGATGGAGTGGTGGTTTCCCAGGATAGCTGAGCGGTTCGACATTCAGACCTTGCAGGTTCATGGATCAGGGTTTTACGTGATCGTCTTTGCAAAGCCCAAGCCGGAGATAGAGCGTGTCCATTAGCACACTGGCTGAACTCAAGACCTCGATGGCCAACTGGCTGAAGCGTGATGACCTGACTCCGTATCTCGAGGACTTGATTCTCACCGGAGAGAAGTACCTCATCCGCAAACTTCGTGTCCCCGAAATGGAGACTTCGTTCTCTGATGCAATGGCTTCGGGAACGCTCACCGTTCCTGCTGGATTCCTCGGGTGGAAGTGGGCGGCGATTCAAGGCTCGACGAACCGGTTTCTGAAGACCCGTCCGTCTCAATGGATCATGGAGAACTACCCGTTACGGTCTTCTGCTGGCAAGCCTTTCTATATCGGGAGAGACGGCTCATCGTTCGTTTTCGGGCCGTTCCCCGATTCAGACTACACGGTCATAGGAACGTACTGGGCTCGGCCTACGAGCGTTCTGAGCTCTGCCAATAGCGTCTTCACGACGAACCCGGATGCGTATCTGTACGCGGCGCTTTCGGAATCCGCGCCGTTCCTGAAGAACGACGCGAGGGTTCCCATGTGGGAATCCAAAAGGGACCGGATCATCAATGACATGAACGGCGAGGCGAATGCTTCGCATCGCGATTCGACAATGGCGGTCTCCGTGGATTTCATGGCCTAGATGCCGCAGCCTGTTCCATTCATCGGCTACGGGCCGGATATCGACCCTACAACTCCGGGGGTGATCACCAATTGCTCTGCAATCGTTCCTACGATCAGGGGGTTTGGTGGCGCGCCTACTCCTGAAGATGCAGGAGCGAATGCCCTTGCGTCGAAATGCTACGGGGCCGTTTCAATAAGGAAGCTGGACAACTCCACGAGGATTTTTGCCGGCACTGCCTCGACCATGTCCGAGCTCTCCGGGTCCTCGTGGACTTCCATAACAGGGTCAACGTTGAATGGACTGGGCGGAACCGACTCGTGGTCGTTCGCTCAGTTGGGAAATACAACTCTCTTCGCTGCCAAGACGGAAATCATCCGGTTCATCAATTCCGGAACTGCGATGGCGGTGTGTACTACGACCGCTCCAAGGGGGGCGATAGTAGAGACAGCGAACAACTTCGTTCTTCTATTCAACGTCGTCGATCAAGGCGGAATCTACGACTCTGCAGAAAGAACTCATGGCTGGTGGTGTGCTGGCAAGGGCGGGTTTACCTCATGGGTGCCGTCGGTAACCACTGAAGCTGCAACAGGTGACTTGGCGTCCACCCCGGGTGGGGTAGTGGGAGCGAAGAGGTTCGGCTATCAGGTGATCGCGTACAAGATCCAATCAATGTACGTAGGGACGTATGTCGGACAACCCAGCATCTGGGACTGGCAACTGATCCCCGGTGAGTCTGGAGCACTGTCAAACGATGTCATCGTTGATGTAGGAACCCCGGAGCAGCCCAAGCATATCTTCATGGGGTTCGACAACTTCTATTCCTTCGATGGGGGTAGACCGATCCCTATCGGCAATCCGCTTCGTGAGACGGTATTTAGAGAGATCAATTACGAGTATTACTACGTCTCGAAAGCACTGCACGACACGAACAACAAGCGGATCTACTTCTACTACCCGTCAGGCTCTACAGGCAACCCTGACAAGTGCGTTGTCTATCACTATCTCAATGGGACCTGGGGAAGGGACGATCGGGAAATAGAAGCCGTCATCCAGTACATCGCAAGTGGTCTGTCGTGGGACGACCTTGGTAGTTTCTATTCCACCTGGGATGATCTTCCTGACTTGCCCTATGACACAGCGTTTGCGGTTTCGGGGACACGTCAGCCGTCTATTGTCGATACCTCCCACAAGATAAATACGATGACCGGGCCGGCGGATGCGTCCTCGATCACAACTGGTGATTACGGGGATGATCAACTGTATACGACGCTTTCCCGTGTGAGACCTAGATTCCTGACGGCTCCAAGTTCAGCGACGTTCACGAACTACTACAAGCACAACCTCAGCGATACCCTGACCACGGGCTCTTCTGTTGGGATGAATAACGGGAAGTTCGACGTTTTGCGGTCTGCCAGGTGGCACCGCGGGGTAATCGAAATGCAGGGGAATCACGAGATTACTGGTTTGTCCGCCGACATCATTCCGGACGGGGAAGAGTGAAGCTCTCCCTCGAAAACGAGATCCCGCTCGAATACTCATCGAGCCGATGGATTTCCATCATCAGAAAGGTCCAGACGGCCTTCAACGCGCTTCAGGGTGGGAGTCTTTCGGGGCGGTTCTACCTCTCGGCAGCGCCTACAACAGGCACTTGGGCTCGAGGTGACATCGTCTGGAATTCGGCGCCTTCTGCCGGCGGGACGATTGGCTGGGTGTGTGTGTCGGCTGGGACTCCTGGTACTTGGAAAGCATGGGGCTCGATCGCTGCCTAGACCCGGAGGTAATGAACCGGGTCATTACCCACCCCAAGGTATACCCCCACGTTTCTGACGATTTCTCCCCCCAGCCCTCGGAGTTTGACTGTGCCGGCCTGATGGCTACTCCGGGGGTCTACTTCCTGGCTGTGAATGATGGGGATGGCGGTGGATTCATGGTCCATATGCACTCCCAGACGGTTTACGAGGTCCACACCTTTCTACTACCTCAAGTGTGGGGACAGAGTATTGACATTGCTGTAAATTTGGTCATGTGGGTGTTCAAAAATACAGGGTGTGAGAAGTTGATTACCTGGGTCCCTGAAGGCAACGCTTTGGCTCTCAGATTGGCCCGAAGGGTCGGGATGAAAGAAGAAGGGTTTTCGCCGTACAGCTACCGCAAGGGCGGGAAACTGATCGGGCGCCACCTGCTAGGGATAGAGAAAGAGCGCGTATGCCAGTAGCAGCCATTGCCGGCCCGGTTCTGGGCGCCGTCGCGGGCGGCTTGCTGTCCCGCGGTGGGGCGAAGCAGAGCGGAACCACTGCAACGACCTACGGGAACCCGGATGTCATGACAAGGGCCGAGATGATGGCCTCGACCGGGACACCTGCAATTGCCTACTACAAAGGCCCGCAATTAGCAGAGCAGTCTCCGTTCTCCATACAGGGAATCCAGCAACTGGCCGATTCGGCCAGGAACCAGTCGGGGCTTGTAGGTCAGGCCCAGGGCGTTCTTGGCCAGACATTGGCAGGTGATTTCCTCAACGTCGATTCAAACCCCTATTTACAGGGGGCTGTGCAACAGGCGCTGAACCAGGTCAGGAGGAATGTCTCCTCACAGTTCGGGGGCGAGTCTTACGGCGGTTCTGCCAATCAGGAGTGGTTGAATAGACAGCTTGCTGAGACCGCGCTCCCGATCTATTCCCAGGCGTACCAGAACGAGCGGCAGAATCAGCTGAACGCGCTGGGCTTGGCGCCGTCGTTGCAGACCGCGAATATCGACCAGCTCTTGAGGGCTGGTGGACTTGAGGAGCAGCGCAGACAGCAGGAGATCGCCGCCGCGAAGCAGGAATTCTTCGAGCCCTGGGATGCGTTGTCCAGGTATGCGGGTCTCGGCGGCAGTCAGGTATCGTCGCCGTACTTCACGAATCCTACCGCCTCTATGCTTGGCGGTGCTCTGACTGGCGCGCAGATTGGCGGTCAAGTGCTCGGACCGATCTTCAATCCCTCGCAGAGTTACAGCCCGTTTCAGGGCGGGCTGAATCTTTCGTCATACGGCCCGGCGTTTGCATAGATGCCTCTTCCAGGACTTCTCTCGTTCGCTCAGGACCCGGCCCAAGCCGGGAATCTCGGGCTCGGTATCGGTCTACTGTCAGCTTCAGGCCCGTCGCGATTGCCGGTGAATACCGGGCAGGCTTTGGCTTCGGGGCTTCTGACTGGCTCTGCGATGCAGGAGGCTGCGCGCAGGGCTGTCATGGATACGGAACTGCTGAATGCGCAGACCCGGCGTATCGGGCTCGAGTCGGAAAGACTCCAGATGGATATGGAGGGAAGAAAGGCTAGCGCTAAGGCGTTCGCCAACCTTGCCGAGCAACTCCCTGAGGGTGAACGGCAGTTGTTCATGGCAGACCCTGGGGCGTATATCAAGAGCCTCATTGAAGGCTACAGCCTCTCTCCTGGACAAGTGCGGATGCGCGGCAGTCAGGCTGTTGCAGCAGTTCCGCAGGCGCCGGTTTTCCAGAATGTTCCTACCGGAGTGCCTGGTGTAACTCAGGGAATGTGGCTTCGTCCTGGTGAGGCCTCCGGTGTGCCTGTTGGTGGCCAAGCGATGCCAGAGATATTGAACCCAGCAGTCCAAGCCGCGAAAAAGGATATTGCCAGGGCAGGGAAAACTGACGTGAATCTCGCCGTCAACACTGCCGGGTCACTGTGGAAGTCTGTTGCAGACAAGGTAGGGGACAACATCGCCTCTACTGGTCAGGCAGCGCAAGAAGCGGTCAAGACGATTGAATCCGCCAACCAGATCCGCTCGGCTATCGACGCGGGCGGGGTCATTGCCGGGCCTGGAGCAACGCTGAGACTGAAGGGGGCGCAGGTCGCGCAGGTACTCGGGTTCTCAGGCCCTGATGCAGTCGTGAACACCAGGAACACAGTTCAAGGGCTGTCGCGGCTAGCGCTTGGTGCTCGGGCGCAACTAAAGGGTCAGGGGCAGATTTCAGACTTTGAAGGGAAGCTTCTTCAAAAGGCCGAGACTGGCGACATTCAAGACCTGACCATCCCGGAAATTCGCGCTCTTGCGGATATTGCGGATAGAGGGGCCAGGGCGGTTATCAAGAGGAACAAGGCGAACGTCGATAAGGTCAGTGGCAACCCCGATACAGGCCCTCTCGGGCAATTCCTGGACGTGCAGGAACCTCCGGCTTATCAAGGCCCATCGGTGACAAGAACGATCGGGGGCAAGACTTACGTGAAGCGCAATGGCCAATGGTTTGAATCCGGTAACTGACCCGGAACTCCTGAAGCAACTTGAAGGCGAGCCTGGCCAGATACCTGTTTCAGATCCTAAGCTGATTGCTCAGCTAGAGGGTCAGGAATCCACAGCGAAGCGCGCTGCAGGCCTTACCGGGCGCTCTCTCATAGAGGGGGCGTTGGCGATTCCAGGGACTATTCTTGGCGGGCTTTATGGGGCCTACAACGTCGGCGCCGATCTTTTGGGGTCGAATGTTCCAAGGCTGAAAGACCCAAACCAGCAACTATCCCAGACGCTGACCAGTCTTGGTCTACCTGAGCCGCGGACTGGCCTGGAGAAGGTTGGGAACGTTGCCGGGCAGATGATCGGTTCATCTTTTGTCCTGCCTGTTCCAAAGCCATCACAGCAACCTATCAAGTTATCGCAAAAGGATCTCGCCGCGCAGAGCGCCAAGCAGGCCGGGTATTCGCTCCCTCCCTCCGCTACAGGTAAGGGAAGTGCCGGGATGGAGAGTTTTGCCGGCAAGGCTGCTCTCAATCAGGAAGCGACTATCAATAACCAAGCCATTACGGATGCGCTCGCTAGACGTGCAGCGAGTCTTCCTGCTGGTGAGGAAATCACCAAAGAGTCTTTGGCACAAGCTCGGCAAGTTCTGTCTGCTCCATATCGGGAAGTGTCTGCAGTTTCAAAGACTGCCGCCAAAGCACTGGACAAACTTGGCGACGTTCGGGAGGAAATGAATCTCGCCTTTAACGAGTACAACCGCACAGCTAGTAGGCAGGCGCTCAAGGAAGCCAAGTCTTTAAGAGCTACCGCAGGAACGCTTGAAAAGGTTATCGACCGTGAGGCGGTAAAGATTGGCCAGCCGGAACTTCTCGAGGCCCTGCGGCAATCGCGGGTGGCTCTGGCAAAGAACTTCGACGTTCAAAGAGCGTTGAACCCGTATACGGGCGAAGTCTCCGCGAAAGCAATAGGCCAGATTGCCGGCAAGAAAAAAGTAACAGACGAGCTCAGCACGATCGCCTCGTTTGCCAAGTCGTTTCCCAAGTACGCGGGGGAGGCGTCCAAGGTCCCCACTCCTGGGGTGAGTGCATTAAACCCGATCGCCAGCGCTGGACTGGGAATGGGTACTGCTGCTGTTACGGGCAGTCCCATTGGGGGCTGGCTTGCGGCCGGTGTCCCGCTTGCCCGCGGGCCGATCCGGTCTTTGCTTCTTGCAAACCCGAATGCGGCCAGAACGCTTGGCGAGGCCCCTGGGCTGTACTCGAGGATTGGCTCCCCGGTCGTTCAGGGGGCGGGCGAGGCGGTGAGTATGGGATTACTCAACCCGCTGTCTGCGGGCGTGGTTCTTCCCGGCGGTCTTTTGAGGCTACGGGAACAGGCTGACGAACTTGAAGAGCGCGAGCGCCGCGAACGGAATTGAAAGCTCGGGCGAGAAAGCAAACGTGACAGCGAAACAGCCGACCCATATGAAGCACCAGATGGAGTCTCTGTTGCGCTGCCGTATCTCCCGGATTCTTTCTAGAGCATCGCCCATATCAGAACTGGACCCTATAACGGCCGGATTTGTTGTCTCGCCCTACTCCGGTTCCGTGACTCGTCCAAGGGTCAACCGCGTACACGATATCAATGATGAGGCCGTCTCCGGTCAGTACGGCGCTGCCGTATTGCTGACCGGGCTGGTTGAAGGAAAAGCCGGTTGTGTAGACCCAGTTATATCGGGTGTTAGCAACTCCAAAACCGGTTCCCATATTCATGCCGGAAATCGTCGAGTACTCACCGACGAGTTTGGCTCCGGAAGGGGTGGTGGCCACGACATTTCCATGGCCGGCTCCATTGCTGGTGAAACTGGCATTGAGCACTTCACCAGTATCGAGGTTGTAGAGCCTGGCGCTAGTAGCGCAACCGCTAAGGAAAACAAGGCAGATGACGAGAAGTCGTCTCATGGTTTCGTCACCCTGCCACAGCTCCCGGTTAGGCGTCAATTAATCCTTAAGGACTAGTAATGCCGGTTCCCTCTCGAATCACCGATATGTCCCATATTGCGGCGAACAATTCGCCGACTGGCGGGGAGGCGATCGGGTCCAACGCCGACAACTACCTCAGGGGCATTCAAGCCGGCATCAAGGGTGATCTCGCCCATAAAGGGGCTGACATCGCCTCTGCGGCGACCCCTGACATTGCTGCTATCCAAGGTAGTTACCACGACATCACCGGCACCACGACGATTACAGGGTTCGTGGCGGGGGCGGCTGGAACAAACAAGACACTGCAATTCGATTCCACGGTAACGCTCGTTAACGGCTCGACAATGCCCCTCTTGGGCGGGGCAGATATCACGGCGCTCCCAGGCGATGTTCTGGATTTCGTCTGCGAGGGGGCGACATGGAGGCAAAAGGGATGGGGTAGAGCGTCTGGTAATCCGGTATTCAACACGATTACCGGCTCCGGGATTTCGGGGCAGATGGTCGCCACGCAGGCGCAGATGGAAGACGGCTCCCTTACGAGCGTCATTGCTACGCCTGGGCGGTTGCATTTTCATCCAGGGGCCGCAAAGGCCTGGATCTACTTTACCGTCTCGGCAGGGACAGCAACAGCACAAGCGGGCTACAACATCGCGTCCATAAACAGGAATGGGCAAGGTGATTACACGATCACCTTTACCACCGCCTTTTCCTCAGCCAGCTACGCATGGACAGCAAGCGGGACCGATGAGAACGGATTTCCAGTAGCTGTCTTTGTTTCCAGCAGTTCGCCAACTCAATCTGCCGGTTCCATTCGCATCCTTACCACACGCGCAGATAACGCTTCTGCTGCTGACGCCCATTCCACTCGAGGCGTATCTGTCGTGTTCTTCGGAGACCAAGCGTAGGTGCTCCGGGTTCTTTCCAGTAACGAGCCGCTGCCTTTGCAGAACCATACCTTTCGCGAGGTGCCCGGAATCGACATCGCGTTTCGCGGCGGGGACGTGTGGTGGCCGCTAGACGGGAACTGGTTCGATCCGCCGTTCCCGAGATGGGTTATCCGCTTCATCTGCCCGTGGCGCGTGCTGCCGTTCGTCCGGTGGCGCCTCGGGCGGACGGTCGGATACCTCGGCTTCAAGGCGTGGGGCGTTGACGATGAGCGTTATCTCAACTGGGTTCCCGCTGAGCATGTGCGCGCGGGGAGTGTCGCGCTGACGTTCTCGGCGCGCCTCGATGCGGACGATCATTGATGGACCTGACCGCTCTATTCCAGGCTGTCTTCTCGATCAACAACCTCCCGGTGTCGGTGTTGATCCTCGTCTGTGGGGCGCAGTTCTATCTCCTCCACAAGTGGCGACAGGAGACCCGGGAGGATCAGAAAGGGATTGTCGAGGCGCTGAACAAAAACACGGAGGCGATGACGCAGCTACGAATCGCGGTTGCGGCAAACACCGGGCGCGCGTCATGAACAAGTCCCTGCGCGAGGCGTTCAAAGCGAACGTAGAGGCCACGGAAGGTCTAACGCAGGAGCTGGAAACCGCTAGGGCGCGGATGAACGGGAAGCACTCACTACACGAGGTGATCTATGGACAACGTAATGAACGCAGTTGGCGAGCCGGTGTCTTTCGGGGCGCTGGTGGTGGTCCTGTTGGTGGTAGCGGGGGCGGTGTGGGGGTTCCAAGCCGCGTTCAAGTCCGGAAAGCGGGAGACAGCACTGGACGAGAAACTGGCGGCTATTGCCAACGATGCGGCGCTCCCCTCGGGGCTGAGAAGCCTTGCTGCGAAGGCTCAGGGACTTGAGCTGACCGCCGCCGCACAGGCCGTGAAGAGCGCCGTGGACCCGGCCGTTGCCGAGCTGAGGGCGAAGGTGGCCGAGCTCGAGGCGAAGATCAAGGGCTAGTCATGCTCGAATTTCTGAAGAAGTTCACCGTCTACCCGATCGAGGACAACCCGAAGATGGCGGCGTTCTACGCCTTCATTCTCGGGGCGATCACCGATCGGTTCGGATGGTCTGCGGCTCAATTCCTGTTGGGGTTTCTCTCGTGAGGTGATGTCATGCGCTGGCTCTTGGCGGTTCTCCTTCTTCTCCCATTCACCGCCGAGGCAGCGGTCCTCGCGTCGGTCACGGCCGGTGACGTGACCGTCGTCCTGACGGACGAGCGATGCAAGATTCCCGTTCCGCCGGGCCTGGACAAGTACCTGGACAGGCATACGACCTGGACCGAGAAGGCGAAGGTCTACAAGGGCTGCTGGGGCTATCACCCGCAGAGCGCCGATCACATCCTCATGTACTACGAGGACAACACCGGCGGCGCGGTCCACAAGAACCAATTCCAGTGGGCGCCGAAGGCGTGACCCTTGACTTCCTTCGCCAAGCCCTCGAGCACGAGAACGTGCGCGCGTTCCTGCGCGCGATCCGTCTCGGCGAGGGGACTTCGGACGAGGACGGCTACCGGCGCATCGTCGGCGGAAAACTCTTCGACGCGCCGCCGTGGGAGCACCCGCGCGAGTTCGTCTATATCCCGCGCATTCAGAACTACTCGTCCGCCGCGGGGGCGTACCAATTCCTCTTTCGCACCTGGTACGGCCTGGAACGCAGATACGGGTTCGCAGACTTCTCGCCGGAGAACCAGGATCTCGGCGCTGTCGCGTTGATCGGCGGCAGGGGAGCCCTAGAGGACGTGAAGGAAGGCAGGATCGAACAGGCGATCGCCAAATGCGCGAAGGAATGGGCGAGCCTGCCTGGCGCCGGCTACGGGCAGCGCGAGGAGTCGCTCGACAAGGTGCTCGCCGAATACGCGAAGTGGGGCGGGCAGGTCGCATGACCGGCTGGAACCCACAGGACAACCGCGACGGCTTCGCACCGTGGAAGCCGGAGCCGGCGAAGGAGGAGGCGCCCACGGTTATGCCTCAGACGCCGCCGGCCTACTGGCCGTTTCCGAAGGTTGACCTCGATGTCGGCGGCGTACTTGACTAGGCAGCGCGGCTTTCTTCAGTTCCTCCTGGGCAACCCGCTCCTTCTCGCCTGCGCGGCGCTCGGCATCGCGCTCATCTTCGCTGGCCTCGGGCTCAAGTTCTGGAAATCCCGCGCTGACCACTGGCAGGCGCAGCACTCGGCCGTCAAAGCCGAGTTTGCGGGCTTTGTGGAGGCGGTGAAGAAGCGAGGCGAGGAGCAGGAGGCCGAGACTGCCAAGACCGTCAAAGCCCATCAGGAGGCACTACGTGAAGCCAAGGAACGTTTCCGTGTTGATCTTGCTCGTCGTGATGCTGACCTTCGGCGGCTGCGCGAGCGTGCCCCAACCGATCCCGGTGGCCGCGAGCTGCCCACCATTGCCTGCGGTCCCGCGGGAACTGATGGAGCCCGCCAGGAACACGTATCTCTTGCGGCCTACCGAGCCCTCGAGGAGCGCGCCTACGACGACGCCCGCACGCTGACGCAGCTCCAGGAATGGGTGCGCAAGACCGGGCACCGGGAGGAATAGGGGCGTGTTCCTCATTGAGCAGACGCATCCTCGCGGGATCTTCTGGCTGCTGCTATCGAGCGCGGCGAAGCAGGCATTCCTCTGCCGGCACTACGTGTTTCCGCGCGTGGAGAACAACTCGACGCGCTATCTGCCGGACGTGCCGCTCGCCGACGAGCTAAGGGCGTTCTACCTGTGAGGCGCGCACGCATCAGGTCGAGCGAGCCGCCGGATTGGTACTGCGAAACGATCCTGGCGTTTCTCGCCTTCATCTTCATCGTTTGCCCGATCCTTGCTCACCTCTTCCTATGAAACGCATCCCGAAGGGCGCGCCGGTAGCGGTCTACTGGGAGGACGCCGCAGATCATCCCTCCGAGTGGCAGGACGTGGAGGATGTAGAACCGCGCGACGACGTGCTGATGGTGAGCTACGGCGTTTACCTCGGCGTGAAGAAAAAAAACATCCTGCTCGCGGCAACCTACTGCGAACGCGATCAGACGGTGAACTCCGCCTCGCAGGTGCCGCTCGGTTGCGTCAAGCGGGTCGTCAGACTCAAGGAGTAGTCATGCTATCGGAGAAACAGCGAAAGGAAGTCGAGGCGCTGCGGCAGAAAGTCCTGGCCGCGTACAAGCGCCTCGGCTCAACGGATAAGGTAGCCGAGGAGCTGGGTATCTCATCCTCGACTGCGCGGCGCCATATCCAGCTTGCCAAGGCCCCGGCCAAGAAAGCCGCTGGCGCAGGCCGGAGTCTTGCCGACTTTCGCGCTGCGCACGATAAGGGATTCATTGTGCCGGCCCGCATCAAGGCCGCGCTCGAGAAACTCGGCGACGGATGGGCCTACGAGATTGAATTCTGCAAGCTCGCCGCGATCGGCATTGCGGACCTCGCCAACTTCCGCGACCAGTTTGCCGACCACGTCGTGCTGGTTGAGCGCACTAAGCGGGTGTGGGCGGGGACGAAGGGGCTTGCTGCCAAACTGCGGGAGATGGTGTCATGAAACGCCGCTCAATAGCCGACTTCAAATCAGCGCACAGCCCCGATCAGGAAGTCGTGCACCTTCGGGCGAAGGTCTCTGAACTGGAGCGAAAGCTTGCAGTGGAGAAAGACGCGACCGGGGAAGCGCGAATCATCACGCTTGCGCTGACGGAAGCCATTCAAGCTGTCCAGCCGAGCAAGATGGAGTACAGGGCCGGCAAGGTCGCTGGAGAACCTGTAACCCATGTCCTACAGCTCACCGACCTTCATAACGGGGAGGTCACCAAGCGCGACGAGGTTGACGGATTCGGGGAGTTCAACCCGGACGTGTTCGATGCGCGGCTGAAGATGCTGGGCGAAAAAGTCCTCGATCAGACGCGCGTTCTGAGGGCCGGCTACAACGTCCCGAGACTGCACATCCTGGGCACGGGAGATTACATCTCGGGAGACATTCACGAGGAGCTGCAGGTCACGAACGCTTACCCGGCCCCGGTGCAGGCGGTCACTTGCGGGCTGAGACTTGGTGCGCTGGTCGAGATGATGGCCCCGCACTTCGAGTTTGTGACGTTCGACCTGATCACCCTCGACAACCACGGAAGGATGGGGCGGAAGAACCAGGCCGCTGAGGGCGGAGAGAATAACTGGGGTTACGTGGTCGCCCACATCATCAAGCAATACCTTGGCCGTCATAGCAACGTGGAGGTCCGAATCCACGCCAAGGCGAGTGCTCTCGTGCAGATCGGCACCGAGAGATACCTCCTCTTTCATGGGCACCAGATCAAAGGATGGGCGGGGATTCCGTACTACGGCTTTGATCGGCGGGTCGCGATGGAAGCGGTCAAGCGGATGGGGGTCCCCGAGGCTGCGTTTACTAAGATGGTAATAGGCCACTTCCACACAGCGATGGACTCTCCGAACTGGCTCATCGGCGGGAGCCTGTCGGGGACAAACGCTTTCGACCACGGCTCAGGCAGGCACGCCCCGGCACACCAGACCTCATGGCTCGTCCATCCGAAACACGGGCAGTTTTCGTGGACCCGGTGGTGGCTATGAGCGACTACTCCGAGCTACTTACCACGATGGCTCGAGCCCAGGGCGAGCTGGCCTGGTTGCTACCAGAGGGGAAATGGAAAGAGGCGAAGGAGAAGGCGCTACTGGTCGAGCAGACGGCTCGAGCCCTAGTCGAGCTCTGCAAGCGTCACGGGAACGAGCCCAAGATGATCTTTGCGCATATAGCCTGCTACACGGACGCCGTAGGGGTCAACGGCGGGAAGGCTACGTCTAGCCGGTAGCCCTCTACAATCCGTCGCTTACCCCTGCCCGCAAGGGGCGTGTTCCACGGCTACGGATGGCCGGATAGTAGAGGGCTCGTGCTGTAAGTCCATGAATGCTCTAGTGCAATTGCGGTGCCGGTAGACTTCTGCAGGTGTTTCGTCGTGATCGCGCTCACCGGCCCGTCGCCGAAGACCCGCTTGATCGTCGCGGCCTGCCGCTGGTAGTTCCGCAGGGTGTTCTCGGCCAGGTCCTTGGCGTACCGGGCCATGTAGGCGTCCACGAGGGTAGTCACGGTCCGGTCGGTACTCGAGGCCCCGCGGATCACGGCCCACCGTTTCAGGGCCGCGGCGAGGTCGGGGCCGAGCGACTCCCATCGGCGAGGCTTGCCGCCGTGGTCGTAGTAGTAGGACTTCCCCCCGCGCCGCATCCTTGGCGGCAGGTCAAAGTCCTTGGTCCGCCTCCTCCCCACAGGCCGCAAGGCTACCCCTTCCGGCCAAGGCTCGTGAAGTCGGGCTGCCAGGGCTTCTGTGGGGCTGCTGGCGGGGCGAGCGCGGCACCGACCCGTAGGGCGGCGAGGGTGCGCGATTCCGCCTCTAGCGTGCTCACGCGGGCCTCGAGTAGCTCGCGCGTGGTCCAGCGGTGCCCGCAGCGGCAGAACCGGCGACGCACGATCGTCCCGTCGGCAGCGCGCGAGGTCTTGCGCACGCCGGTGCGGACGTTGCCGCACGCCGGACAGCTCACGCTACTCTCCCGCCTCTGCGGGCGCAGCCAGGATATGGTGGATCAGCGTAGGCGACCTTCACCCCTTCTCCCCCTGCTTCGCGCTAGCCGAGGAGGAGGGAGGGGTAACGCGCCCTATCCTTTCCCCGAGCCACCGGATCACCGGCACGGCCATTGAATTACCGAGGGCCTTGTAGCGCGGGCCGTCGGCTGCCGGCTTCCCACGGAACGGGATCAGCGTGTAGTCGTCGGGGAATCCCTGGAGCCGCTCACACTCCCTCGGTGTCAGTCGGCGCACATGCAATCCTTGTCCGAGGCCAGGAACTTTCGACTTGTCCAGCGTCGGGGTGACGCTTGCGCTTGCGCTTGCGCCTTGCCGAGCCGAGTTTTGCTGGCCGAAAGCAATCGCGGGCGCGGGCACAAGTTGATCGCCCCAAGCCCACTCGGCTTGCGGATTGCCGTGGTGTCCTCGCAGGGTTCCTGCCACCATCGGCACGAGAATTGCGCCATCGCCATCGCCATCGCCATCGCCATCGCTAGATGGTCCCTTTGAGTCGCGCGCTTTGAGTGCGGGGCAAATTTCGGCATGCGGCATGGGGATCAATCCACCGTCGCACTCGAAGTCTGTCCCGCCACCGCCTGTAGGGCGCGCACTAATTGTCGGGGCAATTCTTTCCCCCGCTTCTCTGCCCGGCGCAGGATGCCCCTGCAAGCTGTGGCGCTCAAAAAGTACCGCTGCGGCACGTCGCCAGTCTCCAAGACATCCGACAACGAACACACGACGGCGCCGCTGTGGAATTCCGGCGTACTGAGCGTCAAGAATCCGGTAGGCGAACCCATACCCGAGTTTTGCCAGACCCCCGAGGAAGGCACCAAAAGCCCCTGTTCGATCCGACAGGACACCGGGGACGTTCTCCCAAACCAGCCAGCGGGGGCGATACTTGTCAGCAACGGCAAGATAGGTAAGGGTGAGGTTGCCACGCGGGTCAGCCAGTCCCTTTCGGAGTCCCGAGATGCTGAATGGTTGGCAGGGCGTTCCGCCGACGAGAACATCGATAGTTGCATCAGGCCAGTCCTTGAACCTCGTCATATCGCCGTAGTTAGGCGCGGCGTAGTAGTGACTCAGAAGCGCACACGGGAACGGCTCAATCTCGGAGAAGAATGCCGCGCGCCATCCAAGCGGGCGCCAGGCAACGGTAGCCGCTTCAATACCGGAGCAGACCGAGCCATAGATCACCCGCTCCCCTTCTGCTCGCTGACTGGCTCGTAGGTCGCCTCGAAGATATCGGGCTTGCAGGCGTATAGCTCGCCCTTGACCCCGCGGATTACCCAATCGTTCTCGCTGCGCGGCGCGCGGCCCCGTAGAGGATTGAGCAGGCATTCCGCGTGCCATCAGTGCAGACGCGGCGAATCTCAATCGTGAATCGCTGGTCAATCTTCGGGCTCGTCGGCCTGCCGATGATTGCAACGCCGCGCAATACGCCTTCCTCATCCTTGACGCCAATCGAGAACTTCGCGCCTGGTAGTGCCTTGTTGTGCCGGTGCAGGCGGCGCACGAAGTCGTTAGCCTCATCGAGATTGACCGGGACGATTCTGAGGCTCAAGGCTTCTCGCTGGACTGCGCCAGGAAGGCGCGGACCGACTCCATCACCACATCGCACCCGCCGACGCTGCCGTCGCGCTCGTACCACTCGCTGACAGATTGGAGGAGCACCTCGGCTTCCGCCCGCCGCGCCTCACACTCAATCTCGCCGGGCCGAATCGGTAGCAATGAGTCGATTGCTGTCCTGGCTCCAGGCTCACCGTTGGCGCTGTCACCAAGAGCGTCCAGAAATCGGGTGGGTGCCCCAACGACTCCGGCCAGTTGGTACGCGGCCGCACAGACCCGCTGCATCCGCTCCCGCGCCTCCCGCTCTGCTGCGAGCTGGCGCTCCAGGTCGCGGGCGAGCGCGATGAGTGAGGGGAGATCGGTCATGTCAGCAGCCTTTTCAAAATCACTCGATCCCGCTTGGCAGTCGTTCGGCTCACGCCAGTCTCGACCATGTACTCCTGCAGCGAAAGCGTCCACGCCGCGTTGCGCATCGCCAGCGCGCCACGCTCGAACGGCGTTTCATGCGCGCTTCAGCAGCTTCGCCGCGAGCTCGTCCACTTCGGCGAGAAACCGCTGGACCTCCTCGGCCAAGGTGGCGATGTACGCCTCGTCGCGCGCGACCCGATGGACGTGTAGTTGCAGGTGCTCTGGCATCCGCGGGTCAAAACTCACGAAATCGCACCACTGCCGGCCGGTGACCCAGAGCACCCCCTGGATCTGCGGGATATGGTCGGAGGGGGCGCCGCCGGCCATGAGGGTTTCGACGTGGACGGTCGAGACATATGGGCACTTGATCTCGATTGCCCCCTCGTCGCCTACCAGGCCGTCTGGGCTTGCGCCGCACCACTCGACGGCCGGGTGTGTCAGAAAGTCCGTCTGTTCCACTAAGACGCCTGTGCGGGCTTCGTAGGCGTCGCGCGCCTCGGGCTCCTTCTCGTTGCCCCATTCCATCGCGGAGTTCTTGTAGCCCTCCACGGGCTGGCAGGTGAGCCGTTCCGTGACGAGCTGTATGCGGTAGTTCCGCCGGGAGGAGGCTTCGCCGCCGGTCTTGATCTTCGCCAGAACGTCCGCGAAGCGACTGGCGGTGCAGTGCCCGGCTCGGGCGAGGAGCCACGCTTCGGAGCCTTGAGGGGCGTTCATGCGGCCCCCGCTGCGGCTTCGGCTTCGCGGACGCGCTTACGGGCAGCGGTCATGTCGCTAGTCAGAATCTTGCGGTACTGCTCGGGCATCTCGCCCCACACCGCTGTAATCGCCGACATGGCCCCAGCGTCAGCTAGCTTTTTCCGCCAGCCCTCAAGGTGAGGGTCGGCCTTGACCTCGCCGTTGCTGCGCTTCGCCGCTCCGGCGCCGTCGTCGTCCTCCTCGGCCACGATCCCGAGGAGCGCGGTCAGACCGTAGCGTTTCGCGTAGGTGAGGGCCGAGCCGAGGGACTGCGCATCTGTCGAGCCGGAGTACGGCAGCGGCGTATCGTTCTCGATGTACTGGCCGGAGGCGTGCGTCAGACGCGTGACGAGCAGCCATCCGTCACCCTTCGCGGTGCCTTGAGCCAACGAGAGTTCGTGCTTGCCGAGCACCGGGCGCACCAGGTCGGCGATCTTGTCTGCTGTCGCGTAGGTGTAGTCGTACTGCCCCTTCGCCGTCTTGACGACGACCTTGCGGTTGCGCGTCGGATTCTGAAGCTCGGCCTGCGCCTTCGCGAGCGCCGCGGCGAGCTTGTCGGTTTCGGTGCTGGTCCTCATGCTGCCTCCCTCGGAAGAATGCGCAGCCGCCTCAGCGCGCGGAGCAATCTCCCCTCGCGCTTGTGCGGGCCGCTGAATGTCGGCTGCGGCAGTCGTCGGACCGAGTGCAGCCTGTGCTGGTCGTGCAGGCCTGCCACGGCGGCGTGTACGGTGCGGCGGGTGCGGTAGCCGGTCATGCGAGCAACCCAAACAGCCCGAGGGCGCCAATCGCCATCACAACCCAGAACACGAACGGCTCCGGGTTGAGCCTCGCCCGCAGGAGCCAGCGCGGCTCGGGCTTCGGCCGGTCCTCGAAAATCTCCTCCAGGTCGAGGCCCTCCCCGTAGCGCATCAGCTCGTCGGCCCGCCGGCGGTCCTCTCCGCGCTGGCCGTACTTGGCCACGGAGGGACGGAGGTACTCGTGGATATCGCGCAGGTCAGGCATCGTCACGCTCCTCGAGCTGCGCCATCAAGTCGTCGATGGCTTGCTGCTCGGTCTTCCCGTACCCGGTGATCGGGGCGGGCGAATCCGTCGCGCCGTCGTAGCTGTCCGCGTCGTAGGCGCGCCAGCCGGGGTAGAGATAATCGGTGACGATGTTCACGGCCGCTCCGCGTCGTTCTGTGCCATCTGCTCTTCGACCAGCTCCTCGAGATACGCCCGGAGCCGTTCGCGCCGCTGCGGGGTGAAGAAGCGGTCCAGGTCCTCGACCTCGACCTGCGCCGCGTCGTGCTCGGGCCGCGCGATGTGCAGATCGAGCGGGACGGTGAGCTTTTGGGTCGTGTAGTCAAGCCGCAGACGGGTGTACGTCTTGGGCTGGACGGTCGGGGCGCCGAGGATCATGTCCAGGGCCTTGGCGAGCATTTCGGATTCGGTCATTGGGCTCATTCCTTGGTGAGAGAGGCGAGAGCGGCGCGAGCGTTGAGAATGGCATCCCCCGCCGCAGTTCCAGCGCGCGGCGGGCGAGCGTTGTACTCAGCCCACGAGAGCAATTGCCGCAGCGCCTCTGCCAGCGCTTCCCGTTCTCGCTCCATCCGGCGGGCGTGATCGATCAGCTCGGCAATGTGGCAGAACGCGTTTTCGGTCAGCGGGGTTAGAGTCGGCGCGCTCATTTGCCCTCCGCGCGGGCGATAGCGGCGCGGGCCTGCTTGCTGGAATCCGCAGGAAACCCGCAGTCGTCGCATTGCGGGATTCCATCTCGGATGATCTCGGTATAAGGGCCACCGCAACCGCTGCAGCGCATATCGCCGGCCGCGGTGAGCCTGTAATTCGCGCC